ATTCAAGTGGACTACCTGAGCTAAGGAAAAAGAAATGCCCCCCTTTTGGTACAGCAAGAATGGTAACCTCGCCCCCGCTGGTGACGGCGGCGGCGGCCTCGCCGGAACGTCGATCTCCAAGGATTTCATCACTGACCAAACCTTCGACCGCCTCGACTCTCACCTCAGCTTGAGTGCAAACTGGGCCTTCGATGCTATGGAGGGCCTTGGTGTAGGTATCAACACTGGCGCCACGGTTGGTGGCATCCTGGCACATGGCGAGCAAAATGACATCCGGATCACGTCTGAGTGGAAGTTCATCTCCCAAGCTGGAAACGCCAGCTTCGGGCTGATCGGAAGGATGAAGACGTATATCAACCCAGACGACGGATACTATTGGATCCGAATCTTCAACGGAACCAGCCTTCGCCTGACCAGAACCAATGGAGGAAGCACGAACCTCGACACGCAAGCCCTTGGTGCTGCCCTTGTCGAGGGCGAGACCTTTGAACTGGTCCACGAGATTACCGACTCCTTGGGCGTCCAGACCCACCTCGGTACCTTCAACGGGCAGGGAAGGACCGACAACGGTGCCGGGGCTGCGGCCTACAATCTCTCTGCTATCGCCGCAGCGGCGGACACAGAGATCCAGGTGGCGGTTGACGGGGCAGCACCGGTCACCTGTACATTCCAGGCGGGCGACTTCGCCAACTATGCCGCTTGCACCCCCGCCGAAGTGGCAGCGGTAATCGACGCCACCGCTGCCTTCAACCGCTCTTGGGCCGTCGGAAACATCATTTACGTTGCTTCCGAGACGTTTGGCGCAACCAGCATGATCGAGGTTTCAGCGGGTCTTGTGAATGACGCCAACGCCGTCTTGTCATTGGCGACCGGCGATAGACCTGCGGACGTGCAGACCGTAACTGCCAATGATGCGACATTCAACTATGGATTCATCGGGTTCCGTGGTGGCTTCAGTGCCAACACGGCTCAGTGGATCCGCAACATCACGGTGGAGTACCTGACGTAATGGCAACCGCAGACCACCAAGCAACTCCCTTCTACAACGATGTCTGCCCCGAGACGAGCCTTCGTCTCGTGGACGAGGCTGTCGTTAAATGGTTGCGGGCATTGAAGTTCCGAAACCAGTACCCCAAGGTGACGACGGGGTGGACGTCTCGTGAGCATGCTCAACATCACGAGCAGAACCCTGGACAGGACCCGAAGCAGGCTCACTCCTGGCCGATGATCTCCGTCTTCATGACGGGAATCGTCCCTGACCTGAGCCGTCGCCTCGTAGGTGAGATCGGTAGACTGGGGTTTGCTGGCACAAGTCCAGCACACGGAACGACTTGTGGAACTGATCCAGAAGACTTGAGGATCTGGCACGGCCTCGATCAAAGCGAGATGTACACTCTTCCGTTCCCGCTGCCCTACGATTTGACGTACCAGGTAGATTTCTACACGAAAACGCAGCAAGACATGCAATGGTTGCGGGGCGCCTTCTTGTCTCGCTTCACCTACACTGACGAGACCTTTCTGACAAATGAGTTCCCGGGATACGGAACCAAGCTAATCCCAATCCAGTTGAGCCGAATCGACGATCTCACAGACCTGGAACCGGACGAGCGACGCCGAGAGATACGAAACACAGCTACTTTCACTGCAAAAGCATGGATTTTCAGGGTTCCAATCCTGAAGAAGACCATCAGCGCGATAAATGTGGCCTACATAGACGCAGGGTCAGACCCCGAGAACCTTTACGACTGTAGCGATTTCTTGGAATGGTACTGCGATATGGACCACTATACCATCGACACTGACGGCGTCTTACAGTCCATTGCAGAGTCACCCACCCTTTCTCCACCTGACCGGGTTCTGGCGTGGATGTCCTGGGTGGACGGAACCCTTCAGAATACTGGACCATGACAAAAACGAGGTAACTCCCTATGGCATCCGCATTTGTAAGCGCTGGTGTGTACATCCAAGAGAAAGACGATTCTCTTTACGCCCCGGCTCTCGCCCCGACGATCATTGGACTTGTCGGAACCGCTACGAAAGGCCCCCTCAATGTGGCCACCCTGGTCACGAACGAGGGGCAGCTCATCGATACGTTCGGTCGTCCTCGTACGAAGGACATGGGAATGCACGCAGCGGTCGAAGCCCTGAAAGAGGGCCGACTGCTCTACTATGTCCGAATCGCAGGTGCGGCTCAGGCAAAGGGCACGATCAATGCCGAGGACGACGGCTCAGCGGCAACTGCTGCAAGTATCGGACCGTCGGCGAACATCGAGACCTTCAATTTCTACGTGAACTCTGTCGAGAGTGACGACGGTGGTAGTGTGGCGGCTGCTGGTGCCGGTGGTATCAGAAACGCCAACATGCGCATCACCTGGGATAATGGCGCTGGATCGAACACGACGAACGTGGACTTCCAAGGTATCCAGGCTGAGACGGACAATACCGCCTCTGCTGCGGCGACGTACGACCTCAATGGAATCGCTGCCGGTGCGGATACGACTGTCACCCTCGTGGTCGACGGTGGCATCACTCAGACCATCACCTTCAGCTCGACAGACGCGATCATCATTGCGAATGGTGGTTACGCTGCGGTCACTCCGGCTGGTATTGCTCACGTCATCAATGACCAGGTCGTGGACTGTCACGCCTTCTACAACGCTAACGTGGTGTGGATCAAGTCGGACACCTATGGCTCAGACTCGGTCATACAGGTCACGGGCGGAACGGCGAACGCGGTCATCGGGTTCATCGTCACCGCAGAGACCAGCACCCCGAATGACGTCGGCGATATCACTGCCGTCACAGGCGCTGAGATTGAGACGGTTGTCGAAGCGGACGCTACCCCCAACCTGGCGGTCACGATTGGCGCTACGGGCACGGTCACCATCGCCACGGCGACGACCGGAGCCGGTAGGGCGATTGAATTGGTAAGTGCCAGTTCGACGGCGACCTTGGGGGCCTCCCCGAAGGTCAACCTTACGCCCCTCGATTCGACTGTCAATGGAACGAATACAACGGCTGCGGCGAACACGGTCAGTTTCACCGCTGCTACGTTCGGATCCCACAGTTCAGATATCCAGGTTCGAGTCACTGCGTCAGTAGCTATCACAGGTACTGTGAAGCTTGAGGTTCTCTTCAGAGACGTGGTGGTTGAGACCTATGACAAGCTTCTTGTGGCCACAGCGGCTACCCCGATCACAGGATCCTACGCTTTGTTGACGGCGATCAACAGTGGAATCGCGGGCATCTTTGATGCCTCTGAGTACGTTGACGCTGCATCTCTGAGCACCTCCGGAGAAAACCCGGCGGCTGGCACCTACACGCTCACGGCAGGCAACGACGGCGACGACTGGACGGCTGGAAGCGTTGTCGGAACCATCTCGGGCGTGACGCGCACCGGAATGCAGCTCTTCCGCGATCCGGAACAGATTTATGTCAACATTCTTGCCACCCCTGGCGTCAGTTACGCTTCAGTCATTTCGGAAGGGTTGGACATCTGTTCGGCTCGTAATGACTGCCTCTACATTGCTGACGCTCCGTTCGGGCTCTCCCCGGCGAATGTGGTTGCTTGGCACAATGGCGACAACACGTTGACGGTCACGGTGGATCAGGAGTCCAGGACCGAAACGAACAGCACGACGTTCAACAGCAGCTTCGGCGCTCTCTACTACCCGTTTGTCCAGATCTTTGACAAGTTCAACGACGAGAACATCTGGATCCCGGCGTCTGCTCTCGCCATTCGCACCATTGCCTACACCGATGCGGAAGCGGACTCCTGGTTCGCCCCTGCTGGACCGAACCGTACCCAAGCGACGTCGATTCTCGACCTGGAGTACTCAGCCTCTCTTGGTGAGCGCGACTTGATGCAGCTCCCCGGAAACAACGTCAACCCGATCGCCAATATCGCTGGCGTGGGTATCTCGGTTTATGGTCAGAAGACGCTCCAGAGAGCCTCAACTGCCCTTGACCGGGTGAACGTCCGGCGTCTGTTGCTCCAGGCGGAGAAGCTGGTTGCCTCCTCGGTACAGTTCCTTGTGTTCGAGCCGAATGACTCGATCATGTGGAGACGTTTCGTGAACCTCGTCTCTCCCGTTTTCGAGGACATCAAGGCACGACGTGGCTTGTACGATTTCCGGGTCGTAGCGGACAGCTCGACCACAACGGATCTCCTCATCGACCAGAACACCTTTGTCGGTAAAATCTACTTGCAGCCCACGAAGGCAGCGGAGAAGCTGATCGTCAGTTTCAACCTCGTGCCGACGGGTGCCAACTTCGAAGACTACGCACAAGCATAAGTGAGGTAACAAATGGGATTCCTTTCTGCACAGCACCTCGCTCCGAGTCAAGGCTTTTTCGAGCCCCAGAGGAACTATAACTGGTCCCTCGAAGTTGCTCTTGACGACGCGGGCGACCAGATTCTGATCATGCAGGGGTTGGAGTCGTTTACTGCCCCTGAAGAGTCTAACGACGAGATCACTCTGGAGTACGGCAATGAGAAGCGCTACGTTGCTGGTAAGGCGACGTTCCAGGCAGCTACTCTGGTCCTGAAAGACTTCGTTGACATGGGAGTGGCGCAGGCAGTGATTCGCTGGCGGCGTCAAGTCTACAACGCTGAGACGGGCTCAGTTGGCCTCGCTCGCAACTACAAGAAGAACGCCGACCTGACCCTCATGGCGCCGGACCAGTCCAGCGTGAGGATTTGGAAGCTGCATGGCATCTGGCCAGTCAGTGCCAAGTTCGGTGATCTGAGCATGAGTGGCGGCGATAAGGTCCTGATCAATGTCGGTCTGCGTTACGACCGGGCGGTGCCTGGTAGCAACTTGACGACCGGACTTGCCGGGATCAACGCTGGAGCGCTGACGCCTCCTCTGTGATCAACTTTTGACGGAAATGGCAGGGTTCCCGGGTAAAATTCCGGGAACCCTGTGTTGACATCCGACCCCCCTGGTAATGGAGACCCAGATTCATGGATTTCAACTCGACAATCGAGCAACACGAAGTGACAGTTCCTTCGAAGGGGCTCTTGTACGGTGACAAGATGCCAAACGGGAAAGTGTCTATCATCCCCTGGACTATCGCTCAGGAAGAACTCCTGATCCGCCAGTCCGAAATGGGCAACGCTGACCAGATGCATCAACTCCTTAGGAACAATGTTGTTCTCCCCAATGGAGTGGCCTACGAAGATCTACTCGTGACGGACCGCTTCTTCCTTTTGGTTCAGGTGAGGTGCATTTCCCTCATGTCGACAATGATGCTCCCTGCTAAGTGCCCAAAGTGTAGCCATGAGCGCTTGGAGGAGGCAGACCTACAGCAAATGCCTTGCAAGGTTCCAGACGAGGTTGACATTTTGGAGGAGC